GGCGCGAGGCGGTTGTCGGCTTCATCCATCCGTGCTACAACCTACATACAGTCTCGTCGTACCGCAGCAGCTGCAGCAACCCGAATTTTCAGAACGTGCCGGTGCATGATCCAATATACGGACCAATGATCAGGCGCGGCATCTTGCCGTGCAAGCCTGAACACCAGCTTGGCGAAGTAGATTATAGTGGAATCGAGGTGCGCATTGCCGCGTGCGTTTGCAAGGACCCCACGCTAATCGCCTACATCAACGACCCAACGAAGGACATGCACCGCGACATGGCCTGCCGCTGCTTCTTTCTCAAGGCGACACAGGTGACAAAGCCGATCCGCTTTATTAGCAAGAACAGCTTTGTCTTTCCGGAGTTCTACGGGGCTTACTGGAAATCCATCGCGCCAGCAATGTGGGAGGCGGCAAAAAATCAGCCGCTTACCGACAAGGTCACGTTGCAGCAGTATCTGCAGGCACATGGGATTGCCGGACTTGGCACCCTCGTAGAGGACAAGAAGGGCTATTTTCATCCTGCTACGGAAGACTGCTTTTACGCGCATATCCAGCGGATAGAGATGTGGTTCTGGACAAAGAAGTTCCCAGTCTATGCGGCGTGGCGTAAAAGCTGGTATGACAGCTACCTGACGCATGGCTCATTTAAGACGCCGACCGGCTTTCGCTGCCGCGGGGAGATGCGCCGCACGGAGGTGATTAACCTCCCAATCCAGGGTTCCGCGTTCCACTGTCTTTTGTGGAGTTTGTGTCAGATCCAGCAGTGGCTGACCGCAAATGAGATGGAGACGCACGTGATTGGAACAATCCATGATAGTATTTTATTCTCCTTCCACCCCGATGAAGTACATGTGGTTCTCAGGAAGACGCAGAAGGTCATGTGTGAGGACGTGAGGCAGCATTGGCCATGGATAATAACACCTTTGCAGATTGAGGCAGAGGTGGCGCCGCCGGGTAAAAGCTGGGCGGATATGGAACCTGTGAAGATATAGTTGTGCAGCGAACGGCAGCCAAAATGTATATTAACTACAAGGAGAAACAAACATGAATGACAAATGGAAGAATGATGTGGAAGTGGCCGTGGACGCACTTGATATTGAATGGGCCCGTCAAGCTTCCCTCTTCGGCGAGTACTGCATGGAGCAGGCCGAGGCGCGTGCCAAGCTGGACGCCGTCAAGGAACGCCTGGATGTGAAGGTGGCCGGGTTGGGGCTGAAAATCCGCTCCAACCCCGCGACGTTCGGCCTGGACAAGGTGACGGAGGCCAGCGTGCAGGCGGTGATCCTGCTGGACGCCGAGTGCGCCAAGCTGCGGGAGGAGATCGCGGTGACCCAGTACGAGCTCGAGGTGATGTCCGCCGCCGTCCGTGCGTTGGACCAGAAGAAGTCTGCCTTGGAAAACCTTGTCCGGTTGCAGGGCCAGAATTACTTTGCTGGTCCAAGTGTCCCCAGGGAAATCGGCAAGGAGTGGGTGGCTGACGTGGAGCGCCGGTCGGCACGGGACAAGGTGAAAGCGGCGACGGGAGTGGAATCGAGCCGGAAGATCAGCAGGAAATAAATATGAAAATCTTTATTACGAATACTGGCTTCTACAATTGCAAGACCAACTTCGTGGACGACAACAATGTCATGCTTGGGTATGATACCGGGCAAGATTGCTGCGAGAACGCTGATTGGTTTATAGCGGACAAGCCGACCAAGGAAATTATTGAGCGGAGAGAAGATGACATTCCTGAATTGGTGGGATGGTATTTTGACCCCTCGTACTTTGTGAAGGTGGAACCGAGCGAGTGCGACCAACTCGATTCCGGGGGTATGGTTATCTTCAAGATAACTAACAAGGAAGAGCAAACAAAGTTTATCCATTTGTACAACTGCCACAATGGATACTATGGACACGGTTTTACTTTTCAGGTCGGAGAGAAAACTGTTCAAGAAGACTGCCTATGAAACAAGTCATCACAACCGAATGGGTGCCTGTGAAATTGTGGCTGGATGATATTGATGCCAACGCTCTCCAGCAATCACTGGACCTCGCCAAACTGCCTTTTGCATTCCATCATGTGGCGATAATGCCTGACGCCCATCTTGGATATGGAATGCCCATTGGAGGGGTTCTGGCAACGCAAGGCAATGTCATCCCGAACGCGGTTGGTGTGGATATTGGGTGCGGGATGTGCGCCGTGAGAACCTCGTTGACAGAATACGACGCCGAGTCACTCAAGAAAGTTATGGGCTTGATCCGCGAGCGGGTGCCGGTCGGGTTCAGCCATCACAAGGACAAGCAGACATGGGAGGGTTTCTACAAGGCCCCTGAGGTCGAGATCATCCAAAAAGAATTGCAATCGGCACAGTACCAGCTTGGGACTCTTGGGGGTGGTAACCACTTTATCGAAATCCAACTGGCGGATGACGGTCATGTGTGGCTGATGCTCCACAGTGGAAGCCGTAACTTCGGGTTTAAGATTGCCAATGACTATCACACGAAAGCAAAAGAACTGTGCGAGAAGTGGCACGCCCAAATTCCAAACCCCGACCTATCATTCTTGCCAGTTGATACAGGATCAGCACAGGATTATCTGGCAGCTATGGAATATGCGCTTACATTTGCTGAGGAGTCCCGTTTACGGATGATGGTGGCGATATCGCGATCCATGTCAGATGTGTTTGCTGGAATTGCGTTTGAATCGCCGATCAATGTTCATCATAACTATGCCAGGATGGAACACCATTTCCAGCACAATGTTCTTGTCCACCGGAAAGGAGCAACTTCAGCACGACTTGGAGAAATAGGAATCATTCCGGGATCGCAAGGTACATTCTCATATATTGTGCGTGGGCTTAGCAATCCCGAGTCGTTTGAATCTTGTTCGCATGGGGCTGGACGGCGCATAGGACGCAAACAGGCTTGTCGAGAACTGTCGCTGGAGGGTGAGATAAAACGATTGAATGATGCAGGCGTTATTCACGGAATGCGAACCGAGAAAGACCTTGACGAAGCGGCGGGAGCATATAAGGACATTGATGTCGTAATGGCTAATCAGTCAGATTTGGTTGAAATCGTAACCAAATTGCGTCCATTGGCAGTAATCAAAGCTTAATGAAAGGAGGAACAAAATGATAATGGATGCCTCGCCACTCCAACTCACCGTCAGCACGATAGGACTGTTCCTGTTGTTGCTACTGTTCGTGTATATAGCGGCACGGCTGGCAGTGTGGGGAGGGGCGAAATCATGGCGAGACTTTTGGAAAAACAAACAAAACAAGAAGGAGGATTAGTATGGTAGACTTTAGTAAAAAAGGTCATGAATCTATGCGAGACAAAATCCGGCACCGGGCCGAGTCCCGCCGGAACCTGGGCGGCCTGGACACCCTGGAACTGCCGGAAGGTGTTGAGCTCTACAAGCCTGAAAAAGGCCCAGTCGAGTTCGACATCCTGCCGTACGTCGTCAGCGTGGACAACCACCCCGAGGTGAAGAAGGGCGAGCAGTGGTATCAGCGCAACTACCTGGCCCACCGTAACGTCGGCCCCGAGGAGAAGTTCCTCATCTGCCCACGCACGATCGGCAAGCGGTGCCCGATCTGCGAGGAGTACCAGAAGCTCAAGAGGGACCCGAACGCCGAGGAGGAGGTCGTGGACGGTCTGCGCGCCAAGGAGCGGGAGCTGTTCAACGTCGTGATGAAGGATGGGGACGGCTCCGTCATGATCCTCGACATCAGCACGTTCCTGTTCGGGCGCAAGCTCGAGGAGGAGATCCGCGAGGGCGACGAGGCCAACGCGGCCTTCGCCGAGCTGAGCGGAGGCAAGACGCTGAAGGTGCGCTGGGAGTCAAAGAGCATGGGCACCAACAAGTTCGTCGAGGCCGGCCGGATCGACTTCGTGGACCGGGAGGACATTGACCCGGCGGCGCTGGAGGTCGTGGTGGACCTGGACAAGGCGATGAAAATCCTGTCCTACGAGGAGATCGAAAAGATCTTCCAGGCCGGTGGCGACGAGGTGGAAGAAACTGGAACGGAACCTGCCACAGATGATGATAATGTGGAGGAAGCCGCACCGCCTGCCCGTAAAATCGGGAGAGGAGCATCGCCGGAAAAGATAGTCACCGCGAAGAAGAAGTTCTTAGCGGAACCCGAGGAAGAGGAAGACCAAATCCCCGGCCTGGAGATGCCCCCGAAGAAGGGCAAGGCAAAAGCGGAAGCGGAACTGCCCGACTGCACCGCGTGCGAGGGCGCCGGCAAGACCACCAAGGGCAAGACCTGCCCGATCTGTGGCGGGTCAGGCAAGGACGAGGACGTCCCGGCTGAGGAGTCTGCCGCTGAGGAATCCGCCGAGGAAGAAGAGGAAGAAAAGCCGGTTGCCCGTCGTGTGATTGGCAAACCCGCAGCGAAGGAAGAAGCCCCGGCTGGCCGTAGGGTCATCCGACGTGGATAACAACTGCCAGTGGGGGTCATTTACTCTCCATTGGTTAGGGCGCTGTTTTTGGTCCCGTTTCAGCGTCGGTAAAAAACGGGCGGAATTTAGGAAGACAATGAAACTAATTATTCACGTGAAGGGAAGGAAATCCGGTCGGGAATGGGATGAAGACTTCGATTCTGAAAATGTCACGCATACGGCCGATTTTGGAAAACGCCAACAGAGAAAAATCGCAATTACATCCCAGACAGAGGCTGAACGGTGGGCAAAGGCTTTGATAAACTGGTTCAATCTAACTTGCGGTCCAGGCGAATCTGGGAGAGACTTACTTGGGGTAAAATTATGTCAGTAATCCGCAGAACCATCCACAGAGCCTCACTTGTCGAGCAGGTCGTCTCCCACGCCGAGAATGACAATCCCGAGCCGGAAGTATCCCGCCTGTTCGTCCCCACCGGGTCGGCCTTGCTAAACCTGGCCCTGTCCGACCGGCACGATGGGGGTTATTGCACCGGGACGATAGCTAACATCATCGGAGACAAGTCCACCGGCAAGACATTCCTGTGCCTGTCAACAATCGCAGAGATGGCACATACGGAGCGTTTCAACGATTACGACATACGATTTGACGACGCTGAGGCGGCCAACCGTTTCAACATGGACAAGCTGTTTGGAGCCAAGACTGTCGCCCGTTTGAAACCCCCTGTAGACGACGACGTCGAGGTCAAGCACAGCCGTACCATACAAGAATTTCAGATATTTTCTCGCCGATTGCTGAAAGCTGGCAAGCCGCTGTTCTACCTGTTGGACAGCTTCGATGCCATCAGCGACGATGCTGAGATTGCCTATGCTGACAAGATGGATGAAGCCCACAGTTCCGGGAAGGAAATAAAAGGCACCTACGCTATGGCCAAGGCCAAACTGGCCAGCTCCACCCTACGGCTGATCAACGGGGACATCGCACAGACAAACAGTTTCATGCAAATCATCAGCCAAACGCGCGACAATATGGAACCGATGAGCATGGCCCCGCGTACCCGGTCGGGCGGGAAGGCACTTTACTTTTACTGCGCGTATGAAATGTGGCTGGCCATCAAGAACCGGATCACCACCACCGTCAATGGCAAGCCCAGGGTGATCGGAGTGCAGACCAAGATCAAGATCAGTAAGAACAAGGCCACTGGCAAGGAACGAGAGATCAGCCTGCCAATTTATTACGACTACGGGGTGGACGACATCGGGGGCTGTGTGGATTTCTTGATTGAGGAGAACCACTGGGCCAAGAACAAGAGTACAGGTTCAATCTCAGTCGGGGAACTACGACTTGAAAAAGCAACTCGCGCCAAGATCATCGCAACTATCGAAGAGAAGGATTGGACCAAAAACCTGCATGAGCTGACCCAGAGCGTGTGGCTGGAAATCGAAGAGAAGCTGAAACTCGACAGAAAACCAAAATACTCTAACGCATAGAAAGGGCGCGACAGGTTTCGACGTTGACAGCTAACAGGTAAATGCGTGCCGAGGATGGTCGTTGGCCTCGTAAAACTCCGACCAAACACTACTCGATACCGAGTATAAAATTGCGGCCTAAGGTCGCATAGGAACCGGGCGAGATTGCAGGCTGTAACCCGCAGTACGACTTATTACTGCCGACCACGCGGGGCCATGAAGGAT